GAACGTGATAATATTTTAATTACAGAGGTTGATCCATTTGTAACTAATCCACTACGTTGGGATGACCTAACATCTGAAGAAAGAGATGCATGGACAACATTTCGCAGAGATTTGTTAAACGTACCAGACCAATCTGGATTTCCATATAACATCACATGGCCAACAAAACCAGAATAACACTACGGAGATAATTAGACATGACAAATTCGTTAAATCTGCCCACAAATCCATCGCATAATGACACACACTCAACGTTTGGAGTTACATATACATATGATTCTGTGAATGATGTATGGTTAGCAAATAGACCTCCAACTATTGATGACATGGTTGATGTTGATACTACTACTATTGCACCTACAGCCAATCAGGTATTAAGTTGGGATGTAAATACTAACAATTTCATTCCAACTGATGGATTTGACGCACGATTATCAGCAAGTACAATAGATTGGTCTGCGGTTCAAAATACTCCTACTACAATTGCAAGTTATGGAATTACTGATGCATATACTATAGCACAAGTTGATAACGCAATAAACACTATAGAATTGACACCAGGACCACAGGGCGCAACAGGACCAGCAGGTGCAGATGGTGCAGATGGCGCAACAGGACCGCAAGGACCAGCAGGTTCAAGTGGCGGAGGCACAACATACGGCGCTGTTGGAACTTACGCCTTCTTGAGAAGCACTTCTAACTCTGTAACGATATCACCAAATACCGATTATTCGGGTAGTAGTTTAAACTACACCTCAATACACAGATCAACAGGAAATAACATTTTGATGCCAACTAATGGTGGACAGCCAGTTGGAACCTGGAGATCCATGGGCGGTGGTACTGATAATGTATTCGGTGGAACAAACTGGGCAGCAACGCTTTTCGTAAGGATATCATAAACAATTATTCATTGCTAAAAAACTTTTTTAGTGTTGTACACAATGATATTTTTTTATTATCTTCGTTTTCTTTTACCCAGTCTGGAAATCTTTCGAATAGTTTTTTCCACTGTATTAATTGGCTATGGGTGTCATATACTCGTATAGCATATTCTCCGCTGTTTGCAATGGATGATGATGTTGCTATTGCTTTGAGTTGTTCTTTGCAAGTATATAAATCTTCTATATCTTTATCTACTGCTAGAATTATGTCACTAAAATATTCAATATCTGAAAACCGATCTATTAAAAATCTATGATGTTCTTTTTTAGATTTGCCATCATATAAAAACATTATTTCTTGTAAATCGTAGTATAGTGCTTTTATTGGATTTATAGTATCTCGGTAACGTTCTATAACCTCAGGGATAATAAACGATTTATTCAATGTACTTAAATTTTCTAATGCACTTATAGATAGCATATTTATTTTTTGTCGTTGTGATGTTATATTTTTTTGAAATGTTTTTCGTATTCTTTTAACCACAATATCTATTATCTGCTTTTCATCGTTTGACATATCATTTTTCAAAAATTCTATATGTCCAGGTGTAGAATTATTAATAGCCATGCTTAAAGTATCCGACACTTTGCCGGATTTTAAATACTCTCTGCATTCCTTTAGGAACTTTTTCTTTTTGAAATCTATTATTTTCAATGGAAACTCTCAATCAATTGCACCTTCATATATATTTATAGTGAATTTATGATTGATTTAAGCATATTTAACTTCTTTTTCTTGAAAAGTGTTCTCTTTGCACCTGGATGTAATGGTTTTGGAAAATAATTATAATTTATCCAAGCATATCCACCACTTTCATCATTTATTATAGGTGTAAATTCATTATCTATTATCACAACAAATGTATAGTAACTAAATGTTTTATCTCTTGCATGATATTGATCTAATGGATAAACTTTTTCCACACAGTCTTCTACATTTATTCCGATCTCTTCTTCGAGTTCTCGTAATAGTCCTTGTGAAACATTTTCATTGTCTTCTATTTTTCCACCCCAAAATGCCCAATTTCTTGCATAAGAACTTTTTAATGATCTATTTTGTAGTAAAATTCTTCCTGTATCTTTAGCAACTACACAAGCACCCGCTGCTCTAATCATTAGAATTGCCTAATAGCTCTAATCTCCAGTATCCTGCTTCATAAATACCTTGAAACGTATCAACCCACTCGCCATCAACTAATTTAAATTGCTGTGATGTAAATGCATTTGTAACATAATTGGTAGAATCTATTTTTGATGCATCAAAACTAATTACCCATTCGATGCCATTATATTCTATAATATCATTTACTGAAATATCAATATTCCATGCAGAACTGGCATCAGTATTACCCAAGCATAGATATCTTTGACCTACACCAGAGAACGGTAAGTTGCCGAATCCAGGTTTACTTTCTGCAGGATCAATTACTCTATCTACTGCTGTAATTGTGTTTACTGGCAATGTATCAACATCAATCTGCAAATTAAGTACAGAAGGATCATCGGTAGTTGATAGTGTACCTATCAAATCATCGTCTAAATTCTCCAATGATCCGTGATATTTAAGTCTCATTCTTGAAATGCCATCGTCAAATAATCCATAGTTATCTATTACTGTTTTCCATGTTGTATTATTATCCCAATTTCCATTTTCTAATACTTTTGCAGTGACATTTCCACTTTCATTTATGATCTGCAATGCGTAATTTTCTGGAGTTACAACAACTGTAGTTTGTGCTTCTAAATCTGCAAAAAACTCAAATGCGTTAGGATCATAATCCAACGTATCGATATCGTTGTATGTGTAAACATTATGTATTACATTTCTAATTACATTTTGTCGGGTAACTTTGGCAGGTGGATTAATCCATATTGGTATTTGAAAGAATAGACTTGCGATATCTATTTGATCATCAATGCCCGCTGGGATCGATCTACTTGTCCACTGAATATCAGTTAATTCAACTGTTGTGATTGTTGTCCAGTCTATGGCATTATCGTTTTGTTGTATTTCTAATGCTGGATTAAACAATACTAGTATTTGCTCTAGCAATTGTAATTTTTGATCCGTATTTGATGTCCATATATCACATTGCATATTAAGTATATATGGCACTGGCATCAATCTACCTACACTATATCTATTACCATTTTCATTACTATATTTTCCTGTACTGGAATCGAATTTTCTCTCATTTACATTAACGTTATCGCTGAAGAATGGCTCTTGTAATCTTGCGCGATCAGGTTGTAAGCTTTGTACGTATGAAGATATAAATGGTGCAGAGTTAACAATATTCTCACTATTATTTTTAAGTATTGTTGCTGCCATCCTTGTAACATCGCCATAGCGACTTGGAACTTTAATATAATAATCTGATGTGCCATCATTTAACTTTTTACCAGTTTTTACATTAAATCCACTGAATATACGAATAAATTGCAGTAAGTATCTTCTTACTTGTTCATCATAGAAATGTAATTGTCTTATATCTGCCATATCTTATCCTTCGTTATCTATCTTTGGTCTAATTGCTTTTGATAGATTAACCCTTGAAACAATTTCAGTCCCATCGTCTAACGTTACTTTACCATCATTGTTAATGAACTGATGATGTAAGTAATTACCGACTTGCCATCCTCCATCATCATCTTCTATTTTATACCATTTATTATTTCTGTATTGAAATAATCTCTGTGGAGAATAATCTGTTCTTAAAAAATATGCATTTTCGACTGCATTTGTTGGAAATTTATTTCCTGAAGCAACAGTTGCGAAATCTACATCACTGGGATGTTCTGAATCTTCTATCGCATATTCTAAATTATTTTTTCTATAGTCGTAATATTTGCCTGGCACATTTTCTTGTGCTTCGGAAACAATCGCTTCATTTATATTTAGTTCTTTGTTATATGTTGAAAGTAAATTCTTCAAATCATCTACTTCTTCGCCTGTTCCAAATATATCTGAATATTCCTGTGTATCTTGTAATTGTTTACATCTAATTCGCCATATATGTGGCCACCAACCCGGATCAAATCCTTCTGATGATTTGGATCCTTCTTGTACAACCCAATATTGATTCACTGCTTCGGCCTCTTCATCCAATAGTAAATCATCTCGCATATGAGGTAATTCAATCACATCGCCTGTCATTAGTTTTCTACCTAGTCTTTCTACCATATCATTGATATGCACTTGAAATATACTCTGATCTGTTCCTAAAAACATTCCAAATTGTGATAAGTCAAAATCTTGATCACTAACAGTGTATGTTCCACGCAATTCGAAAATTGTTGTATCGTATTTGCGATCACGATTTTCCATAAACAGCAAGTCTTGAATAGGAGGATTTGCCGGATCATAATTAGGATCAGTTTCATCAACCGATCCTATATACTTGTGTACTAGCAATGCAGTGCCGCCATGTTCAAAATGGGCTTTAACCATATTGTCAACGAACTTGTAGTCATTGCCTTTTCTTGGATTCCATAAACTTAATCGTGGCATTATTTTTTCCTTGATTTATTACTGTATTTATCTTTTATAAATAATATAAACCAATAGTATAAAAGGAATAATATTATGTCAGGTATTTCATACCTAAACAATTTTCAAGTTGGCAATATAGTAATTAGAGATTTTCTGCCAGATATGTTAATAAAGCAATTTAAATTTTGGGCAATGAATAATAAAAATATTCATCGTGGTACGGGTATTGATGGTATTTATTATTCGGTACATGATAACAAACGTGAATATGAGATGTGGTGGACAACACAACCACCGGCAGAGATGTGGTTACCTATAGCAATCGAACTTACAGATCAAATAGATAGATTATTTGGTAATGATAAATGGGAAATACATGCTGTTGATTGTATTACTACCCGTCCTAATAAATCTGATTTATATGCACATATTGATACCCCATATAGATTCGAAGAATTTTCAAATAGTACTGATACATTAGGAGTACAAATTATTATACCACTAGATCATTTTACAATAGAGAATGGTGCAACTGCTTACATACCTGGATCACACATGGATAATATAGATTTAAAAGATTTGGAAGAAAATAGAGAATACTATAATAATAAATTATTAACAGAAGGTCAGCAATTTTTAGCAAAACCTGGAGATGTGTTAATGTATGATGGTAGAACATTGCATAGTACAATGCCGAATAATTCCAATGATTTTAGAAGTGCACTACTAATAAATGCTCTTAATAAAGATATCATTGCCAGAGTGAAAGAACTTGATACCGATACAAATCATATTAAAACTTGACATTACCTTATAATAATGTATACTTAACTTAAATATGGTTAAGGAGTGATTCGATAATGGTCTCAACATTGAAAAGAAAAAAATCAAAGCCAGCAAGAACCCCAAAGTTCGTGGATGAAAAATATACTGGTCCAGAACCTGATTGGCTGTATGCAGAAGATATGACTGCAGAAGAATATTATAGAGAACGTGCACGTACTACATTTTATTATAACTATTTCTTTACACCCAAAGATGGCAAACCATGGGTAATAGATTGGATGAAAAAGAACGAATACACCAAAGAACAAATTTCTGCGGTTAAAAATGTGACTGATAGTTGGATTCCCATGTCGGTTTGTTCATACGCACGTGCATTGACCAAGGGTATGCCGGTGAATCATTCAGATGTATCAAATTACATGAAGACCTTACCTGGCGTAGGATCCGATAAATTAAAAGATGCTGATGCATATGTAATTGATAAATTAGAAACTATAATTGAAATGGGTATGGTAAATAAAGAGGCCAAAGAAGAAGTGGCCAAAGCAAAAGATGCACCGCGACCTAGTATTCAACAGTTACTACGAGATAAAGCTATGGAAATGTCAATTGCGATTGAAGATTTCATTGATGATTTTGATTATAGTAAAGCGGCACTAAAACAATTTGATCCTCTTCGTCTGCTAAAAAAAGAAGATGCGAAAGGAAATCATGCAAAGCATATACAAGCGATTTATAATAATGCATTCGAAGAGATTGACACAATTATTAATCCTCCCAAGCGTATGAGTGAAGCAAAAAAAGATGATTATGAGCAAATAAAAGAAGGATACAATCATTTAACGAAAGAACAAATTAAGAATTTGTGGACAATGTATCGTAGTATTCTAGATGCATGTGAAATGATAATTCAAGAAAGTAAAGTAAATCGTACTCCTCGTAAGACTAAACCTAAGAGTAAAGAGAAGATCGTTGCAAAAGTAAAATATTGCAAACAAGATACTGCAACTAATAGTGTGAGTCAAAAGCCACTAGAGTGTTTGGATGCACAGGCTATTATGACATACAACACGAAAACACGTAAGTTGGGCATATATTATCCTTCTCCGAAAAACAGTTTGTCATTTAAAGGCACAACTCTTATAAACTTTGATGAAAATAAAAGTGTACAAAAAACTATGAGAAAACCAGCAGAACAAGTATCAATGTTCAAGAAAGTTTCCAAGCGTTCATTACAAAAAGAGTTTGCATCTGTTAAAAGTGTTGAGACAAAAATGAATGGTAGATTTGGTGATCAAACATTGATACTGCGAATTTTTTAGTTTCTGATAAATACTGTTATATCGGAGATTAAAATATGCCTGAAACCAGAAACAAAATTAAGAATGATGTGATAAAACAAATCAGACTATTACTAGGTGATGGTATGATTGATATTGAGTTAGATCCAGAACATTACGATGTTGCATTAGATATTGCTCTTTCTAAAATAAGGCAACGTTCAGAAAATGCAGTAGAAGAAGATTTTTATGCATTGGAATTAAAAGAAGATGTAGCTGAATACACACTGCCAGAAGAAATAATTGAAGTAAAACAAATATGGAATCGTTCATTTGGTAACGGTGTATCTGGAGGAGTTGATATGGATCCATTTGAATTGGCATATGCCAATTCATATTTCTTTCTTAACAATCATATTGGTGGAGTTGCAACATTTGATTTCTTTACTCAGTATCGTGAAACTTTAAACAAAGTAGCAGCAACTGACATTATGTATATTTGGAATCCTGTAACTAAAAAACTAAAACTATTGAGAAAAATGCGAGCCGATGCGTTAGTTCTTATTCATGTACATGTTGAGCGTAATGATGAACAACTATTAGTTGATCCATATCTTAAATCTTGGTTGAGAGATTATGCACTGGCAAATTGCAAACGAATGTTGGGTGAAGCACGTGGCAAATTTTCATCATTGCCTGGCGCAAATGGAGGCGTTACATTAAATGGTGCAGAAATGAAGGCAGAAGCAGATGTAATGATTGATAAGTTAGAACTTGATCTTTCAAACTATCTAGACGGATCAGCGCCACTTGGATTCATAATTGGATAACTTTTTGAGTATGAGTTATAAATTACCATTTTCCTGTACTTATGCCTATTAGCCAAAAAATTAAAACTAATATGCTTCCGCCAATCGCTGCGGCGATTAAGCCTATGATCCATTCAAAAATCATTTGTTTTTGTTCTTCTTTTGCATAAACTTCTTTAGAACGTTTCTTACGCATTTCGCCTTCCAGACGTACAATTTCTTCCCAAGCTGATGGACCATAATACAATGATATGTGACTACGCAAGTCTTCCCGTAGTTCTTTTGCCTTTTGTTTATGTCCCCACACTTCTAAGGCATTAGCTTCTATTTTGCTTGCTCCAAACATTTTCTTAAACAATGGTGGATTTTGTGCTTGCTTGTGTGAAAAGTCCAAGTCACTCATCGCACCTGCCCATTGGGAAAGTTGCCCTGCCATATCATGCAGTTCTTTTCCTGTTTGTATTGCCGATTTAATGCCGCGATATGCAGCGGATGCCAAGCCAATGGCAGTTACTGGATCTATCATAAAATTGTCACTCTCACCCGACTCTATTACAATACTATTTACATAAAATATTACATAATTTATATTGGTACTTTATTATAAATTTATATTTTGTATAGTTTAGTATAAGTTAGCGATAACTACAATATAACATGATAAATAAATTTGTTATGACACTAGATGAACTTAAAAAACTGAATGAAGTGTTTTTTGCAGTCAAGGGACACTTATTTCCAGGATCATACTCTACAAACGAGATGCGTAGTGTATACGAGTCTTATATCAGACGTTTATGGGGAAATCATGAGCGACTAGTAAATTCAAATGCTGATTTTGAAGATATTTGGAATAACCGAACGACATGGTTAACTCCAATATCTGAAATCGATGATGATGATGATATTTCTAAGGTCGCACATTTAGGTTACGATTAGACTTGACAATCTATTAATTCAATGCTATATTAGTCCATACAACGAATCTAGAGGAATATAGTATGAGTAAGCCTACATTGCTGGTCATTGGTCACGGCAGACACGGAAAAGATACTGTGTGTGAATTCTTACGTGATGATTATGGTTATTCGTTTGAAAGCAGTTCCCAATTTTGTTCAAAACTATTCATTTATAATAATTTAAAAGACAAGTATGGATATGCTTGTGAAGAAGAGTGTTACGCAGATAGGCATAGTCACAGAGAAGAATGGTATAACGCTATTTGCGATTATAATGTTCCTGATGCAGCAAAACTTGGTAGAGAAATGTTTGCTTCTTATGATATCTATTGTGGGTTGCGAAACAAGCGTGAATTTTTTGCAATGAGAAATACTGGTGTTTTTGATTATGCTATTTGGGTTGATCGGAGTATGCATTTGCCACCTGAGTCTAAAGATAGTATGAGTCTTGAACAGTGGATGGCTGATTATACTATTGATAATAATGGTGACCTATCAGAATTAAAATTCAACTTAGATCAATTAATGAAATACATCTCTTAATAGTTTCTTTATATATTCACTTTGTAAAATAATTGTCTATGTAGTTAATTCAAAACTGCGTATTTTTTGTGGTTTTTAATAAATACTTTTAGTAAACAAATATGTTTTTATAAGGAGAAACAGAATGGCGACATTAGTATCCCCAGGCGTATCAGTAATGGTAACGGATGAATCACAATATGCATCCGCTACACAAGGTACCCTACCGCTTGTTGTAGTAGCAACAGCATCAAACAAAATGGACGGCTCAGGCTCAGCAATTGCAGCCGGCACAATACCACAAAATGCAGGAGTTGCATATCTAGTTTCTTCACAGCGTGAACTAGTAGAAACTTTTGGTGAACCAAAATTTTATGAAGTTGGTGGTTCAGTAGTACAGGCATCAGAAACTAGTGAGTATGGGCTATTAGCAGCATACCAGTATCTAGGTGTTTCGAGCAACGCATATGTAATTCGTGCAGATATTGATCTAGCAGAATTAGAAGCATCCACCGAAGTGCCTGCTGGTGTATTGGTAAATGGAACATTTTGGCATGACACATCAGCAACCGATTTTGGCTTATTTGAATTCGATGGAGAAAATTGGACTGCTAAAACACCCGCGGTTATAGTAGATGAACCTGGCACAGGAAATCTAGAACTGATGAATTCATCAGGCTACGCTGCACCAGTTAATACATTTGGATCATCTGGTGATTTCGCAGTAGTTACTGCAACAGTTAAAATGACATACTGGAAAAAAGTAGGAACTACATGGATTCTATTAGGCGATATAGGTTCACCTAACTTCTCATTTGCAAACTTTGCACCAACTAATGCTGTTGCAGGTGATGTATATGTAAGATTAACACGCCAGGGGGGTGGCTTAAATATAAATCTATCTATATTCGATTCGATTTCAGGTGGATTCCGTGCACAACAAGTTGCAGTATATGCGTCAGATGATGAAGCAAGTAGTAATGCTCTTGTTGTTGCTGGTGATGTATATGCAATGCGTGATGATAGTCTTGGTTATGTACAACTTCGCAGACATACTGGCGCACAGACTACAAGTATACAAAGTGAAATCGGAATTGTAGATACAACGTCAATTACTTCTACATTTACTGTTGGTTCAAGAGATATGATTGCATCTTTTTCATTCTCAACCGCATCTATTGATACTGTAGTTACTACAATGCAATCAAATTCGGATTTAAATAATAATAATATCAGTGTTGAGAAAATTGGTTCAGATAAAATCAGAATTACAAAAACAGATGGAAGAACAGTAACAGTAACTTTCACTGATGGAGCGAATGATCTTGGATTTACATCTTCTCCTACCTTTACGGCAACTGCATGGTCGGATCTTTCATTCGAAGCAAGTAATACTACACCAAATGGTGAAGTTGCGCCTGGTACTTATTGGTATAATGCGGATCTTAAAATGGAATTACTACGTGCTGAATATGTAAATGGTGAACAGCAGTGGGTAAAATATGCATGGTCTGAAGACCAGACAGGCATTTACTCAAATGAATTACAACTACGTTCAATGAAACCAACTGCACGTAAGGATGGAACATCTTCACTTGTAGACGGTGATATCTGGGTAGACACCGATGCGGCGAATTATCCAAATTTATATCGCTGGAATGGTAATACATGGGTAAAATTAGATAATTCAGATCAATCATCAACAAACGGTTTGATATTTGGACATTATTCAGCAGATGCGCCATATGATACATTAGGAAATGAAGCAAATCGTGATGCACATGACAGAACGCCAAATCCTGAATTAGTTCCAGAAACTATTCTTATGATTAATATGGACTATACAACATATAACGTAAAGCAATATGTTGATGGTAAATGGGAATGGGCATCTGGTGTGAACACTGATGGCTCAGGAAAATTTGGAGCATCAGCACAGCGTCATCTGGTTACAGAAGCAATGAGTGCAGCACTTGCTTCAAATGAAGGTATTCGTTCAGAAGCAGTCTACTTTAACTTAATTGGCGCACCTGGATATCCCGAGATGATGGATGAAATGGTTTCTCTTAACAAAGACAAAAAAGAGATAGCATTCGTTGTTGGTGATACACCATTACGATTGAAAGGTACTGCAACAGATATCAAAGCGTATGCAGATGATATGACATCAGTAGATTCATATTCAGCAGTATACTATCCACATGGTCTAACTACTGACTTGTCAGGTAATGAAGTTGTCATGCCAGCATCTGCAATTGCACTACGTACTATTGCTTTCTCAGACCAGGTATCTTTCCCTTGGTTTGCTCCAGCAGGTTTATCACGCGGTGTTGTCAGCAATGCATCACAAGTTGGATACGTAGATGATGAAAATGAATTTGTTCGTGTTCGGTTGACAGAAGGACAAAGAGATGTTATGTATGCAAATCGCCTGAACCCAATCGCAGATATGCCCGGTACAGGATTAGTTGTATATGGTCAAAAAACTCGCCAGTCTTTTGCATCTGCACTTGATCGTGTGAATGTCGCAAGATTGGTTAACCATATGCGTTATAGTTTAGATCAACTATCCCGTGGCTTCTTATTCGAACAGAATGACAAGATAACACGTGATAACATGCTTAGTGCAGTTGAGCGTTTCTGTGGTGGTCTAGTTAGTACTCGAGGTTTATATGACTTCCTAGTAGTATGTGACGAATCAAATAACACACCAGGTCGCATTGATAGAAATGAACTATGGGTAGATATCGCAATTCAGCCAGTCAAATCTGTTGAGTTTATTTACATTCCATTGCGCATTCGCAACACAGGTGAAGAACTATAATATTAGTAATATTTAGAATCTAATTTTTAAAACCCGGCAGAAATGTCGGGTTTTTTATTAACTACAACTTTAATTTTAATAAATACTGATAAATACTTGTATAAACAAACCCTACCATAGGAGATAATAACATGGCTAGAACATTAAACACATTCGGTGTTCCAACAGATTCGGGTGCATCAACTGGCACCGGTATTCTACAACCAAAACTAAATTATCGTTTTAGAGTATCTGTTACCAACTTTGGTGGTCTCGGCACACAGTCTGCAGATTTCACAAGACAGGTAATGAACGTTAAGCGACCTACCGTTACACACGAATCTATTCCAATCGATTCATATAACTCACGTACTTATATGATGGGTAAACACACATGGGCACCAGTATCAATTACATTACGTGATGATGTAGGAAACTCACTAACCCAGTTAGTTGGTAAACAATTACAAACACAATTAGATCATAGAAATCAAGCTGGACCACAAGCTGGCGCAAATTATAAGTTTGTTACGAAAATTGAAACATTAGACGGCAATTCAGGTGATCCTATCGAAACGTGGGAACTAGAAGGTTGTTTCTTGACCAATGCAGACTATGCACAAACTGATTATGCTGTATCAGATGCCGTTACAATCACACTAGAAATGCAATATGATAATGCTATATTATATGATGGCACACAAGGCGACAATTTATTCCCATCAATAACAGCACGTGATATTAGTAATAATATTAACTAATTTGATAATATCCAGTAGGTAATAAATTAAATGGCAGAAGAGCTTAATCATACAGCCCTCACGCAGAAGACCATATTAGCTAGCAGTAATCAAGCTACTAGCAAATATGGTCTTGCTGGTGAACATGGTTCACCAGTCACTAGTGCTCCTAAAATGGGAGATATGTGGTTTATTGAATTCATTAATGCTGATTCTGGATCCTCAGCGAATGATATTTCATCATTTGCAAAGACAGTTTCCCCTATAACAATTTCATCTGATGTTGTATCAGTTGATAGATATGGCAAACGAGTACATATTCCAGTGTATGCTAACTTTACTGAAGTATCGGTAAGTCTATATGATAAGGTTGATGGAAGTGGTTTTACTGCCGCAAACAATATGTATAGTAAATTCTTTAAAAATGCTGATTTGCAAACTGATAATGGAAATTTAGAAAGTGCTATCAGTGATATCAATTCTGGAAGAAAGTTCACTGATAATCCAGATACTAGTTATATAAAAAGTTTTAGAAAAATTGTAATATATCATTTTTTCGGAAACTTTATTCCAACTGGTTCGTCACCATCTGGTTCTATACAAAAAATAGAAATTATAAATCCTCTGATAACAAGTATAACATTTAGCGGGAGTGATTATTCAGATAGTTCACCTAGAACTGTTGATTTAACATTCCAGCCTGAAAATGTTATATTTGGTGTACCAAATAATAATGTTACTATTCCAAAATGGATGAGAGCGGGATTACAATATCTTTTGGAAGATATGGATCCATCAGCGAGTTTAGAACGCATCAGCAAACAAACCGTATCTGACGGTGTAAACAAAGATCAAGACATGAAGATCACGGCATTGGCTAATGGAAAAATAGATGCAAATGATCCACGTGGTAGAGATCAAAGAGAAATATTTGGTGTTTCTGACGACGAAACTGCAAATACACAGTTAGCCAGACTTAATCGTCTTAATACAGCATTGAAGTTTCTGGAGTCTAATCCAGATGCTACAGTTGCCGAAAAAGCAGAAGCACTAGAAAAATTTAAGGACGAGATTTCAAAAGCATTACCTATGCCTGCATCAGCACTAAAAACAAATAGTGGCACAAATGAGACAAAAGATTTAATAACAAGTGAACTTATTTCTGATTATATGAATGGAAAACCATTAAAAATAACTAATCAACCTGATAGTAATTTATTCTTTTATAATGGAAAACCATTAAATGTTGGCGTGGTAAATAAAAAATTAAATAATCTTATCACACGAAGTGGCAAAACAAAGTATGCAGTTGGTGGAAATGATTTTAATGATAGTCTCGCACACGCATCAGAGTTTGTTGGGTTAGGTACTACTACAACACAATCTAAAACTACAAATATTGGAGGTGAAGTTTACATACCTGGACAACCAATGTCAAGAAATCAAGTTGTCGCCATCGAAGTAGCAGTGGCTATGGGCAATGCATCTCCGACTGGACAACAGTTAAGAGATTATAAAAACGGTAAAGCCCTATTGGGCACTGATCCGGTGAGTGCTACTAGTACCTCACAAATTGATCTTGACCAAGCAAATATAGAAAAACTTAGAAATCAAACAGGAGGTGTCAGATGAATATTGACATTCTTGTAGCAAAACTTGTTAAAAAAGGATTTTCAGTAGAACGTGCTAGTATATATGCAAGAGAAATACTTAGTACTTCTAAACAATTTGGTGTAAACCCATCATTTCTTATTGATCAAGTATCAATAGATTTCAAATTGAATGATTTGGGTTCATTCGTCATTAATAATGCCTTGCGATATGGTTATGTAACTGGCAAAATGTCAGAAAAAACACCAAATAAATATGTTGCAAGAGCTATTATTAAATGAGCAAATTTCATCAAGGTAGATACATTGTAAAAAATGCACAGAAGTATGCAGGTGGAAAATCGCCTACATATCGAAGTAGTTGGGAATATACATTCATGGCATTCTGCGATGATAATCCAAACATTGTTGCTTGGGCAAGTGAACCAGTACGAATATCATACCAGAATCCATTAACTGGAAAGTTGACTGGATATGTTCCTGATTTTGTTATTACCTATATAGATGCTGGTGGCAAAAAACATGCTGAACTTATTGAAATAAAACCCTCATCACAAACTAAACTTGAGTTTGCAAAAGGCAGAGGTGATCAAGCACAAGTTGCTGTTAATTATGCAAAGTGGGAAGCAGCGTCTGCGTGGGCTAAAAAAAGAGGTATGAAGTTTAGGGTATTAAATGAGGGAGATATATATCAAAACACAAAAAAGCCAAAAGTGCGCAAGCCTAGAAAAAACAAATAGGATATTATAATGACTAAGAAGTTAGAAGAAACATTTAATTTAACATCCAAAGTTGAAGAGGATATTACTGAGGTAGAAGAATCAGTAACAAAGATCGAACAATCAAATGAATTAACTGCTATGTTGAATTCGGCGATTGATACAACTGATAAGATTGATGCTGCCCTTCCAATGGTCCAAGACCTAAATCAACATGATAGAGAGATGGATGAAATCCATACAAAAGCACTCAGTGCGTTTGAAGAGTTATTTCAATTAGGCATGAATGTTGAAGTACATGCTGGTGCAAAAATTATGGAAACTGCAAATTCTATGCTAAAGACTGCAATGGAAGCAAAAGACAGTAAAGTAGACAGAAAATTGAAAATGATTAATTTGCAAATGCAAAAGGCAAAACTAGAGCATCAGATAGATAAGCAGGAATCTAAGAGTACTACAACTGAAATTGATGGGTCAGGATCAATAGTAATTGATCGAAATGAGTTACTAAGAAGAATATCAAGTGTTAACGATTCGTCTAATGATGATAAATAAGAATATAAATTGGAGAGACCAATGAAAAGTTTTAAAGAATATTTAACAGAATCTACAAAAGAATGTAGTTTGACCTTGCGATTCGCTGCCGAATTGAATGAAGATGATGAAAATCGTATTGAAAGATTTTTAGGCAAGTATGATTTGATTTCTATATCACGTACATCCACTACACCTATTACAAAAAATCCACTATTCTTCTCTGAAGATATATCAAATACAAAAGTTTCTAAGATAGAAATTAAAACTGGATATCCAATATCTGCTGATATTTTGAGAGTCCAGTTATCTGATCTACTAGAAATGAATATGTTACATATTGCTGTGCATCCTGAAGGTTGGGATCCACAAGAAAAAGAAAAAGAAGAAGATGCAGACGATAAGAAAGCACTTCTAGATTCTGAGTATGATGACAAATCAGATAATGGTGAAAATTATGGCAGAGGATTTATTGATAATTTTCTAAAATCTCTTAGTAAAAGAGATGAAGTAACTGTTGAGAATGAATTGAGTGTAAAACCAAAACAGGATGACGCATCAGATCAAATGGACACAGATGAAAAATCAAGCGAATCTGTTATATCAGGAGATGAAGAATGAGCAAACATTATAACTTAACCGTGACTGATAATAACGGAAAAGCCGTTACTACAACAAACGTGAGTACTGAGCATCCAGAAGAATTAATGAGAATGTTAACACTTGCAGGCAAAACTGTTGAAATTACACCAATGGACAGTGGCTGTGGATGTGACGATAATTGCGGTTGCGATGATGAACCACATAGACTAGATGCAGCAGCAGAATTTCAACCAACTCCTGCTAATGATGAACTTGATTTAGATGATTTTTCTAAAAAGACCGCTAATTCCATTTCTAGACAAAAGAAATCTATTCAACCAAGCAAAGGTGATAATCCACTTGAGTATTCTGTAAATGAAGATGAAATTTATGAAGCACTTAAGGCAGACTTCACATTAAACGAAGATAATTAAAATTAAAATACGTCTTTTTAGATATCGGATATTAAGATAAATACTTGTGAAGCATTAATTTTGCTAAAAAACGACAAGATATATTATAGTTTGGAGAATATAGAATGGCATCATATAGAGGTTTAAGAGTACCGCAATCAATGATCACACAGATGAAAAATGTTGTGGTTAAAAAATCAATTGACTTAACATCTTTTTTAGATCGAGGAAGCGTGTCAGATGATGTGGTAAACGAAGATGCTGGTGCAGGCTGGAGAAAGAATGAAACTGGTAGCGGCAAATCTGCGGTTGGTGAAAGTACTTCAATGGGTTCTATAACTGATAATCAAATAATTGAAGACCACGATTTTGGTAGTATTACAGTTGCTGTTAGTACAAGTAATACTAAATCTTGGGGACAACGCCGCAGAGACAATCGTGCAATAGCAAGAGCACGTGGCGG